CGCATAAACGGCGAGTGGCAGCATTCCTGGCATAGTGATAGCCATAGTGCAAACGGTTTTGATTAATAAAAGACGTTTCTGAAATGAGCGTATGATTCTTCTCGTATAGCACCACTTCCATCTGGTCCCGTAGAACCATCGCCAAATGACATCCGACCCAACCGCCACCAATAATTGCTACGCGCTTCATCAGATGTCAATGCAGAGGTGAGGTTGTACGCCTTGCCAGTTGCTTTTGGCCTTAGCAAGGTGCAGTTGAGGAAAGTATTCAATGCGGCGCTGCATGCCAGTGCCATATGGATCGGCATGTCCTTGATAGTTCCATTCATCTGGACCATGCTTGTCGAGGTGGTAAATGTGACAAGGCACGTCTTGAAGCTTCCACAACATATAGTCTTCATTGGGCACGCCCCATTGCTTCCACCATTGCAGCGCTTCTGGCGAGCTGTCCATGTTTTTGATGGCCAGGAGGCGCTCCTTGTGAGCCATGAGATAGTCGTAGCGATAAAGGCCAATGCTCATGGATGGAGTGTGCTTCATTGCCACCTTTTCTGGTGCTTCCACTGGCGGCTCATAAGCTAATGCCTTGAAATCGGGGCCAGCTATGCAGGTGTCATGAAGGAGAAACCAATATTGGCCTTCTAGTGAATGCTCAACAATTTCAATGAGAGGCGTATATTCAAAAGAATTCTGCTGCGTCAGAAGCATTGGCACGCCTTTGTAGCTGCTATATGCTCGAACGGTTTGCCCTCCATTGACGATTAAAATCTCTTCTTGCTTGATGCCAGCAGCGAGCAGGCTCGGAATCACCACTGGAATTGTATGCTGAGCAAACTTCTTACACGTACTAATACAGAAGCGAATGGATCCTTCTGGAAGTGTCATCTAGCCTCCTTTTGCCATCAGTATAAAAGGTCCTTAAGATGACGAAGATTCGAGGAAGGCTATGGCTCGCATTCTGTATTGTGGCGATGCGTTTGTAGAAACAGGATTTGGTCGAGTGGCGCAATATTTGCTTCCTGCATTGGCGGAAGAGCATGAAGTGGCTGTGCTGGCCGTAAACTTTCACGGCGATCCCCATTCAGAAGCGAAGAACTATACCGTTTATCCAGCCATGCTTCATGGCAATGATCCATTCGGCTCCCATCGCATTGCAACCGTCATCCAAACGTTTAAGCCCGACTTGGTTTGGGTGACTAATGACATTTGGATTGCTTTGAATTTATGGGAAAAAGCAAAACCGTTCAAGGAGCAACTGGGCTTCAAATGGTTTGTTTACACCCCCATTGATTCCTATGGTTTATTCCCGGATCTTGCCAAGCCAATGATGGAATGGGATGGTCTTGCCACTTATACAGAATTTGCGAAGAAAGAGCTTGAGCTTATGGGCTATACAAAGCCCATTCGCATCATTGGTCATGGGACTGACTTCACCAAGTTCTTCCCGCTTGACAAGCAGGAATGCAGGAAAAAGCTTGGCGTTCCTGAGGACGTATTCGTTGTATTCAATGGCAACAGAAATCAGCCGCGCAAGCGCATTGATTTAACAATTAAAGCATTCATCAAATTTGCCAAGGATAAAGACGATGCCCGGCTATGGCTAAACATGGGCAGCAAGGACTTGGGATGGGAATTGGTGCCGCTCTTCAAGCGAGTGGCACGGGACGAAGGTTATGACGCCACTGGCAAACTGATTCTTACGAGCCCGCACTTCTCGGTGGATAATTGCCTTTCCATTGAACAACTAAATCAGGTGTATAACGCTGCTGACATTGGCATCAACACTTGCATTGGCGAAGGATGGGGCTTGGTTAATTCAGAACATGGCTCTACTGGCGTAATGCAAGTTGTGCCTGATCATACGAGCTTGGCTGAAATCTTTGATGAGCTTCCTCGTATTGAATGCAATGCCAGCGAAACAGACAGGAACTATGGATTAGAGCGTCTTCTTCCCGATCCAGAGTGTGCTGCAAACATCCTCACTTATTACTACGAGAATCGAGATATTTTGAAGCAGCACGGCCAATGGTGTTATAACCGTCTCCATGAAGAGCCTTTCACCTGGCCATATATTCAGCAGCAGCTCAAGAATGCAGTGAGTGAAACTCTTGCCATAAAGCCAGCAGAGCCTCAATTTAAAGGCTTTGGTACTCCCGCAAAAATCGCTTGATTGCCATGCAAATTTCTCAAATCTTTCTTTCGACGAATCCAGAAGAACAGCTCAGTCCGTTCTTAAAGCATGCCACTGGCACCATTGATGCTTGCTTCCCTGAAGCCGATCACGTTATTTATAGCAACGATACGCTTCGCGCTTTTATCGCTGAAAACTATGGGGAAGAAGTGGTATGGGCGTATGATTGCCTAACGCCTTTCTCATATAAAGCTGATCTCGGTCGCTTTTGCTTATTGAACAAACTTGGCGGTTGGTACTTTGATATTGGCGTGAGGGCGTTCAATGCGGTGGATCTTGGTGATCGCATTGAATTCTTGGCTTTTCGTGATATTCAGCGATTTAGCTATACAAGCTGGGCATGCGCCACTACTGTACTCTATTCCAAGCCAAACAACAAAGCATTGCAAGCCGCCATTGAAATGATTGTGGCCAATTGTAAGGAACAATACTATGGCATCACGCCATTATGCCCCACTGGTCCGACGCTCTTGGGTAAGGCGCTTGCCTTGAATGGAAGCCAAGCTAATTTTATTTACGGCGACTATCTTGAGCTAACGCCAACGCATGGCCAGAAGAACAGAGCTTTTGTGTTGCCTGATGGTACGATTATGGCTTGGAGCAAGCCTGCAGGTGGCGGTGACTTAACTGGACTTGGAGCTAAAGGTGTGAACAATTACAACGAGCTTTGGGCTGCGAGGAAAGTGTATGCAACCGTCTGATTGCACAATTTATGCCGTGTGCATCCCAGGAGAGAGAGTGCGCTACCAAGCTCGCTCTCGCATTGTTCCTATTATGGGAGGAGCATATGCTTTGTCTAACGAGGAGCGTGAAACGCTCCGTTCGCAAGGTTACGTGTTTGATGATGAGAATGCTTCTCTTTCCACTAGAAATAGTCGATGGGGGGAGTTGTCCTGTATTTCTTGGATGATTCTCAATGCGAACGAGAAGAACATTGGCAATGCGCAATACCGACGCAATTGGCTAGAGCCAGAAAATCAGTGGTATGACGAGAACACGCTTTATTTTCCAGAGCCTGCACTGTTCAACTGCACACTAGAGCAACAGTTCTATGGTGGGCACTCTGCATTTGATGCACCTGCCATCACGAGAGAGCTTGCTGATTCTGGAAGCTGGATTTTTTCTCGTGAAGAAATTGATGCCATTTGGAAACAAAATACTTTTATTGGTTGCAATATGGCGAGAGGCGGCAACGTTCAATACAAGCAGTTCATGAGCGCTTTGTTCGTCGCATTGGCGCCAATCTGGCATAAGCACGAGGAGCAGTTTCTGCGCATTGGAGGCTATGACAAGCGAGCGCTTGCATTTATTGCAGAACGCTTGATCACTGGCATGGTGCTGTATCGAGATAAGCTTTTTCCCGGCATGAATATTGCCACTGCTCCTATAGGATTCATCCATTGATTATGCTTAAGAAAAGCATTTAAGTCATGACCAAGAAAGAAAAACAGGCAAAAGTTGCCAAGGTGATGCGTGAATTTAAAGCTGGCAAGCTCAAAGGTAGCGACAAAAAGCCAATCACTAATCGCAAGCAAGCGATTGCCATTGCCCTGTCCGAAGCTGGTATGTCAATGAAGGGCAAAAGTGATGCTTACATCGATGCCTATATTGACACCATGATGTGCATGGAAGTGGAGGAGCCAGAAGAAAAAGGAATGGAAGAAGAGGAGGAAATGGATGGAAGCTGCGGAAAAAAGCGCTAAGGGGCGACGCTGAAAGCTTTGCCCCTCCTGCTGCGGTAAGAAGTGCCGCTCGTCGCGGACTGGAACTGCGCAAGAAACATGGCAAAGGCGGCTTAACGACGCAGGAAGCGGGCAAGCAAGGCATTGGTAGCGGCGTCGCCAGGGCCGGTGATCTTGCTGGAGGCAGCAAAATCAGCTATGCCACCATCAAGCGCATGTCTGCATTCTTTTCTCGCCATGAGAAAAACAAAAGTGGTGGTGAAAATGATGCTGGGTATATTGCGTGGCTTTTATGGGGAGGCGATGCCGGGAGAGCTTGGGCGAATCGCATCATTAAGATGGTAGAAAGTCGTAATACAAGCCAATGAGCGAATACGTGCGCGTCATCGAGCAAGAAGATGAAGGCATTGGCGTGATGCAGGCTTTAGCTATTCTTTCTGCAAACGAACATCGCAACACTTCACGATGGGAGCTAGTGGAAAAGCAATGCTTTAAGAATGGCAGGCTTGACGAAACTCACATTTATGTGATGAGCGTCTACGAGAAGCCTGATCCTCATTTTGAGCCTACCAAGTTTTTAGTGTTTGAAATTGAGGCAATGGCCAAGTCTTATGTGATGGAGGGCATTGAAGATCAACTTCGAGACCTTCATGATGACGATGATGATGACGAAGATTAATCTCGTCGCGTATTAAGAATGAACGAAGGGTAGCCCATCAGCCACAATACGCTTATTCCATAGAGGCCGCTCAAAGTGCGAATCTGTACGCAATCAGGAGCAAGCTCAGCCCGCTCCATGCGTGAATAAGAGCTCTGACTTGTGTGCAATTCTTGCGCTACGTCCTTTTGAGAGAGCCCGCTATTAAGGCGGGCTTCTTTAATGCGAGAGGCAATCAAAAGTCGAGCTTGCTGATGCGGCATCTTAAGCACGTCCACGTCGCTCTTTTTGAGCAGCATCATTTTCTATTCAGTCCTGAATACTTGTTTCTATAATAAATGAGAATTGTTGATAAAGTGAATATATGAGCACCACATCTTGTCGCTACGATTTCTCTCCTATTGAGAAATATGAGGTGACGCCCGAGGGTTATCTTCGGGCATGGGCCTCAATTGCTCGCACTGGCATTCAGCTCTATACAGACGCTGATGGCTCTGTGCGTCGTGAATACAGGCCCGAAACGGAAGTGGCGTCTCCTGATAGTCTTGCTTCCTTTGCGGGCAAGGCCATCACTTCGGAGCATCCTCCAGTTCTTCTTGATGCCGACAATACTAAAGACTACCAGGTAGGATTTAGCGGCACTGAAGTGGTGTATGACAATGGTTTCGTCAAAGCTGTAATGACAATTACGGACAAAGACACCATTGAACGCATCATGCGGGGCGATGCTCGTGAGGTAAGCGCTGGCTACAGGGTTAATTACGATCCAACGCCTGGCGTTACTGATAGCGGTGAACATTACGATGGCATCCAAAAGGAAATCCTTGGTAATCACATCGCCGTTGTTCGTCGGGGCCGCGCTGGCCCGCAAGTGAAGCTTCATCTTGATCGCCAAGATGCCGCTGATCCATCTTTAATCCCCAATAATGAGGATCCATCTATGACTGCTAAAGTCAATTTTGATGGCGCCGAGTTCGAGGTGAGCGAGAGCGTTGCTCTGGCGATTACCAAAGAACGGGAAGACGCCAAAATGTCCTTCGAGGACATGAAGAAAAAGTACGACGCCATGATGTCTGAAGCTTCCAAAATGAAGGAAGAAATGGACGCCATGGAAAAGGAAATGCAGGGCAAGTGCGATGCCGCTGAGGGTCGTGCTGATGCTCTGGCTGAGCAAGTGGAAGAGCTTTCCGCTGAGCTCGCCGCTGCCAAGGAAATCAATCTTGATTCCATGGTGGAAGAGCGAGTGGCTCTGATCGAGAAGGCTAAGCCTGTTCTCGATTCTGCTTATGCTTTCGCTGGCAAAACTGCCCGCGAAGTGATGGTTGATTCCATCAAGGCAGTGCGTGGTGATGAGCTTGATCTTTCCGAGAAGAGCGACGACTACGTGCAGGCAATGTTTGATACTCTTTCTGAGGGTCGCAAAGATTCTGTCACCACCGATGAGCTGCGTAAAGCCGTAGCTTCCATTGCTTCTCCCAAGTCTGCACCCTCGTCTTATATGGACATGCTGCAGAATGCTTGGAAGAAGCCCCTTTCCATCTCCAAGGAGGCTAAGTAATTATGGCCGTAACTTTCTCTGCTTCTGGCACCGCTGCTGCTGGCGGCGTGCAGCAGGCTTATAACCTGCAGCATGGCGCACTGCTTGAAGGTCAACTGGCTGACATCCGCGACAACACTATCACCACTCGTCTCAACGAGACTGGTGCTGTTGTGCCTTTCGGTAATCTTGTTGTTTACAACACCGCTGGCACTGTTGCTAATTCTGCTACTACCATTTCTGGTGCTTCTGACACTGTGCTGGGCGTTAACGTCCTCACCTATGTCGACGAAACCGCCCTGGATGCGAATAGCCGTCCTGGCGTGAAAAACCAGCAAGCCATGAACGTGGCCAATGAGGGTGCAGTTGCCGTCTATGTGACTGGCGCTGTCACTCCTGCATCGCCCGTGCGTGTGCTGTATTCCGCTAGCGGCACTGGTAAAGTTGGTCAGTTCTCTCATGCTTTCGCATCGGGCAAAACTGTTCGTCTTGCAAACGCTCGTTTCCTTACCTCCACCACCGGCAGCGGTCTCGCTGTTCTGGAGCTGAACGGTCCGAGCTTCACCCTCTCTGCTGATTCTTGATAGGAGGCTCTTAAAAATGTCTGAATTCCGTATGGATGATGCGGGCCTGTTCCTTGAGCGTCAGCTTGAGTACATTCGCCCCCAAGTCTTTGAAGTGCAGTATGCGGATATTAAATATCCGACTGTGCTGCCCGTCACTGCTGAAGCTGGCCCTGGCGCCCAGACCTTCACCTATCGCATCATGGACTCCACTGGTGAGTTCCGTTTGATTGCGGACGCTGCTGATGATCTGCCTCGTGCTGACATCAGCCAAGTGGAGAAGAGCATCAACATCCGCTCGTTCGGCGGTTCTTTCGGTTACACCGTTCAAGAACTGCGTGCGGCTCAAATGGCCAATATCGCTCTGGAGCAGCGTCGCGCTGCTGCCGTGCGTCGTGCCTATGAGGAGAAAGTGGAGAGCCTGGCCTTCTTTGGCGAAAGCTCTGTGGGTCTTGCTGGTTTCTTCAACAACTCCACTGTGGATGTTGTTGCTGCTGATAAGTGGTTCACCGGCGCTAGCACCACTGCCCAAGAAATGCTTGAGCTGCTGAACTATGGCGTGACTGCCATTATCAACGGCTCGAAGATGAAGGAACAGCCCGACACCATCCTGCTGTCCTACGCAGATTACAACAAGATCAGCACCACTCGCAATTCCGATTCTTCGGACGTGACCGTGCTGGAATACTTCCTGCGTACCAACCCTTACATCCGTAACGTTGAGCCCATCAACCAACTGGAAGCTGACAACAGCCCGCTGAATACCGACCGTATGGTT